CTCCTATTTCTTACGTCCTAATATGCTACTTCTATTCAACAATTGTCAGATATGACATGAGTTTAGAAGCACTGTTAGGTTCGGAAACTTCGGTCCAGTCGGAGAGACTTCGTTCAGAGCTATGACAGGGCTCAAAACTTGTCATGGTAAACGCTGTTCGTAAATTTTCCCAGGGTCGAACGATCACTTGAGGCTCCTCATCGGAGAAACCATTTGCATTCCGTCCCCAGTACTCGTCCACAAACCGCGCCGAAACAGGATTGCTCTGTACTACAACGTCAAAAGAGTCGTAGTTTTCGATGGAGGCAACAGGGATGATCAGTCCCTCGAATTTCTCATTGCCTGTCCACAGAGTTTTCCGCACAAAGCCTTGAAGATTTAAGACGATCGCCTCCGAGTATTCGAGTAGCAAATCTTCCACGTCGTGTTCCCAAAGGTACTCAAGCATATCACGGTATGAGATCTCTACCGGATCGGATTTGATGTGCCAGGCACACTCATCCATTGCTGACCCTCTGGATACGATTCTCGGATCGTCCTTCGCTACCCAAGCCTTGGTGTAAGTCCCAAAGCGAGGCGCCCGCTTCAAGTTAAACCCTACCCTTCGCGCTCGTGGCTGCCTTTCGGAAGCGAGCTTGATCTGGAGATACTCACGGAGCTTGTCCGGACGGAACTCTTCTCCAAGACCACCAAGGGATTTAGGGATATAACTAAGGCATTTGTCATCAAGGCGCCAGATCGCACAGAAGTCCGGGTGGATAAAGTTACTCGCCTTATAGGCTTTCCACGTCGGACCCGGGCTAGCACACTTGGTTGATCGAACCAATTCACTCGGACGTATAGATGGGAGCAGTTCATCTTCTTTGAACAGTTGGGAATTAACCGTCCAGTACTCTCGGTTCCGCAAGGTCTTCCCGCGGCTCGGGCTCCCCCCTATCGCTTCCACGCCCTCGATCCAATCCTCATGTCGCTTCTCATCGCCGCTCAGGATAACATCGTCCCCGTTAATCCCGCATCCGCGATAATTTTTGATCCTTTTAAGTTTGAGCTCGTCCGGCGCATCCGACATTAAAAATCGATGCAAATTTGTGTTCCAAATTGCCGCGACGAAGCTATTCAAACAAAGAAAAGGAAAGGAGAGCGACGAACCCATTAACTGCCCCCTCTTCTGGGTAAAGTTTCGTGGGTTTGAAGAATCGAAAGGAAAGCCAGCAATTTCTGGGGCGTCCCGATTTGGTACGAACTGCGCTCGTGTCGTAAAAGAAAAAACGGTTGACACGTCGTCCTCTGTGAGTTCTAGTTCCTTCGCTACTTCGCGGAAGGCGGCCTCGAAAAGCCTTCCGTCCATATTATCCGTAGCGGCATCTAGGTCCCCGGAGATTTTCCACTCTCCACCTAGGAATTCATCATTGCCCTCGACCCAGGCCTTCGGGTCGCGACCGAAGATCGACCACCGACACTCTCGTACTATGTCGCCCATCCACTTATTTATCCAGGAGTAACGTTCGTTGTGAAGCGAGTCCACGCTGATCGTTCTGAATTTACCCCCGGAATAAATAGTCTGTGCTATTACGACGTCTAATTTTTGTCCGAAGACTTCATCTTCGAAGATAGATTCTCGCTCAGCTCCTGAGAAGTCGAGAAAATTTTTATCAGACAGCCAGTAATTTTCCAGAGCTTGGCCCCTCTTGCCTCCCGATTCTTTATTGCGCTCGAGACATGCTCCGTCGTGAGGCTTATAGTCCCATCGGCCCGTCTTCCGGCCCTTCACCAACAGAGCAGCAATTTTTGAAACCAGGAGGATGGCCTCTTCCCTTCGCGGGTG